GTGCTTGCTGTTGTCAATGGAGATGTGGAGGCAACAGGAGTCAACACAATTGACCAGGCGCCCAAATCTGGAGGGCGCAATTCTAGCAACAACGTCAGGATTCATAGGAAAAGCAAGAAAGTTGCTAGAATTCCAGTTTTAGCAGGAGAGGTGGCTTCGGGGTTGAAGATGCGACATGGGATGTTGATTGATAGCGTAGAGAATCAACAGCTCATTCGAGCAGACGCAGCCCGCCGGATCGAGGCTTTGAGGCGAGATGCAGATCCAATGTTCGTCAATTTAAGGAACCATGACATGCACTTAGTTGTCATGCACGCTTCCAAGATGTACTGGATAATGAGTGATGATGAGGAGTACGTACAAGAGCTGTATTCCAAACGCACTTTAGCATCGCTTCGGGCAAGCCGTAACAAGGTTGCGGTGAGCCCCACCTCGTGCTAGGGATGCTTGGGGATGCAACTTGGAACCACGTCAACATCGAAGATTTCAATAGATCAGATTGAGACAGATGTTACTGGTGGAGAGAAATTTCAAGTTAGCAGAACCAGGCAGGTAGGGGCTAGGAAAGAGCCTCGACGCTACTATCGGGTGCAAGGAGATAGTGGCCCCGATTGGGACATTCCCAACAATGACATTGAGTCTGTATCCCATGCTGTCTTAGAGCGAGTATTTTTCGTGAAAGATGGTAATGGAGGGTTCCAGAGAGCACCAAAACCCTGGCATCATGAGTCCGTTCAACATGATGATAACCCAGTATTAGCAAGTCGAAGAAAGATACAGGACAGATTTTCAACCTTCAACCGGAAGATGAGAGAGCTATCATATAACTCTGGCAAGGTAAGCCCAATTAGTGACGAAGAATTCGTATCCTTTTATGGTGGTGCTAAGCGCAAAGTTTATGAGGCGGCGGTTGAAAGTCTTAAGGAGCGACCCCTTAGGAAAGTTGATTGTCGAGTGAAGGTTTTTACAAAGGATGAGTACCGCAAACCAGGCGGTGCTCCACGTGCAATCCAGCCTCGCAGTCCAAGATTTAATGTCAAGTTGGGTAGATACATAAAACATTTGGAACATAGGATATTTGGAGCTATAGATGAGATTTTTGACCCGTTAAAAGAGCATCGAACAGTAGCTAAAGGGATGAACATGATTGAGCGCGGTAACGTAATTGCGAATATGTGGAATAATTTTGCCGATCCCATCGCAGTGGGATTGGATGCTAGTAGGTTCGACCAACACATCAATATGATGTTACTACAGCATGAGCACGCCATTTACCACATGTGGTCCACAGGACACGGAGAAGGACTACCCAATCTGCGTACGTTGCTAGCAAACCAGCTCAAGAACCGAGGCACTTACCATGGGGTTGATGGTAAATTGCGTTACATCGTTTCTGGATGTCGCATGTCTGGTGATATGAATACCAGCCTCGGCAACGTTATTATCATGTGTAGTCTCATGTTTGCCTATTTCGAACACCGAGGCTTACAGGGACAAGTCAAGTTACTGAATGACGGGGATGATTGTGTAATCATCATGGATAGGAGAAATTTGAGTCAGTTTCAAGAGGGACTCAAGGATTGGTTCTTGGAAATGGGTATTACCATGGAGTACGATGGAATTTACAGAACGCTCGAAGAAATAGAGTTCTGTCAATCAAGGCCAGTGAAGTTTGGGAAAGATGGGTATAGGCTAGTACCCCGACCGACAAAGCGATTGTATTCTGACCTAATTACTACGAAAAACATGCGTAGTAAGAAAGTGTACAAAAAGCAGGTTGGAGCAATCGCTGGTTGTGGTATAGCTTGTTCTGCTGGATTACCTATCTTTCAGTCGTTCTACAAGTGGTTAGGGCGTGGAGCGACACCATGGATTCCAGAGTACGGAAGTGTGTATTACAAGCATAGGCAGGAGCTAATAGATGGCATGGATTTGAAAGCGCGGGAACCTTCTTGGGAAGAGAGAATCAGCTTTTATTTCGCGTTTGACATTAGCCCGGCTGAGCAAATAATGGTAGAACAGTACTACGATAATTTACCATGCCCAGTTTATACAAAACCAGAATTTTCTCCGACTAGGACACTACATTCCATTCTTAGTCTCGTCCCACCTGAACAGAAACCACGAAGAGATTTGCACTAAACCATGTGCCAAACTGGAAGACGTATGGTCAGTACGCTGATTCGCGCAACTGAGTTAGACTCCGCCTCCATTGATTACGGAACTTTTATTATCAATGCGTCCTTAGATTGAAGGGAACGCTTTGGAGGTTAGAGTGGGAGGGGTATTTACCCCAGGATGCCAGATCAATGCCCGCTTAAGGATTGGAGACGATCCCAGAAGAAATGGTCTGGTGGGCGCTCGCGTTCTGCAGACTAAGGTATCTCAGCACGTTAAATTTACCACCTTACTAATTCCAGAAATAACAGAAACAGAAACAACCGTTCAGGACCAAATTCTCAGCGAGTTAGCGCACCAATCGCTAACGGATTGAGGACATCTGGGGGCAGGCCCCAGATGACACCAGCCGGTGCTGGCTCTACCCGAGTTAGGCACCGAGAGTTTATCCAAAACATCACTTCAGAGCACACTTTCGGTTCTGAATTGCTTGCGTTGGGCATTAACGTGGGAGACACTAAAACGTTCCCATGGTTATCGAAAATAGCCAATGGATATGAACGATATTGTATTCACTCCTTGACCATTAGTTATGAACCATTCGTAAGTACAACAGAAACCGGAGCAATATTAATGCAAGCAGATTACGACCCCAATGATCCTGCTCCCATCTCTAAGAGTACTATGCTAAATAGTATGGGAGCTAGTCGATCAGCGGTTTGGATGAATACATCCATGAACTTGGACCGTAAGGAGCTTAGCTATGATGATCATTTGTTTGTACGCCATCAAACTCGCGAAACGATCAATGAAAATCTCAAGCTCTATGATGTGGGCACTGTCTTTCTAGCAGTTACCGACAATGAGGTACCCACAGGAACCAAGCAATACGGTGAAGTTTGGGTTACCTATGATGTCACCCTAATGGTGCCAGCATTCCATACCTCGGCGCCAAACGCCTCAGAAACGAAGAGGGTCAGCGCTTTTGCACCTGACTTCCTAGGGAGTGTAGATTCTGCAAATAAATCTAAGATGAAAGATGGATCAGCAGTTAACTTCACATCGGCCAATAACGGCTCGGACGAAGTAGCTATCACTTTCAATGAACCATTCACAGGATTAATTTACATGGAGCAAAGCGGTTATGCTGATGACAATCTAACACATGTCGAACTAGAACCGGAAGCAGAACCCACCAATGGATGGATCTCCAAACTAGCACGCATCGGAGGACTAAATTCCAACTACAACCTCATTTCTAACACTTGGACTTATTTGTTAGAAGTGGTTGCCGATGCTGGAGAAAGCATCGTATTTTCAGCGTTAGCAACTGGAGCTGGAGATATCGCAACGTGGGCTGGAGACTTCGCATGCATACTCGCCCCTTATGCAGAAGCACTTATGTTACCTTTAATCGCTCTTCGCAGTGCCAGTGAAGCCGACATTAGCGCTAGGATTCAATCTAGGGGGTTAGGAGAAATACTACCAGCAAGCGAAGTTATACCCAGGGCAGAATGGGTAGCCAAATGTTGCAACCATAATGGAGGAACCCGGTAGCTGGTCTGGGCGTGGCGGACAGACACCGCCTTAACAAATGTGGCTTGGGTTAGCCAGCGGTCAAAATAACCCACCCGACAACTCTAACATACATAACTAATAACGTAGATGCCAACCTACCTATCTTTATGGACTCGCCAGCGGTTGAAAAATCACCCGAGTAAAGCTGGATATGGCTAGTTGTAAGACGAGATACGGACTGCGCAATCAGGAGAAGACCCACTAAGTGGGGAGTCTAGCACATTAACAAGCACCAGATCATGTTGTTGAGGCCATGGCGTATCCATGGACAACATGACAGTAGAAGTGTAAACGTGCGAAAGATATTCGGATTCTGATCAAACTACTCTTGAAGCTCGCATCGATGGGGTTCGATTCCCCGACAGCCTGTTCCCTGTCAGGAACAATCCATAAACGGTAGGACTGCGTGATAGCTCACACATTCACACACACTCGTTAGACACGTCTTTTCACCCTATTCAATGTTTTATTGTGGAAACCCACAAATTCTCTCAAGCTCGTCGCTGAGCATGGCGGTGTATTATTGGCCGTCAGTCGTGCAATTTTCCAGTACGCACGTCCCAATTCATTTTGGGCGAAAATGCCGGGTGGAACCGGCCGAGGAG